CCGTATACGTCCTTGATGACGTCTATAATCCTTAACCCTACTCGAGGCCCAGGGTGGCTAAATACAGTATTACAGCCACCCTGGGCTAGTCCTCCCCACTCTCTAGCCCACTCTTAAAAAAATTATACTTTAACCTCCACGTTAAATTAACTACCTGCGAATGCAGTATATGTTCCTCCGAACTTGAACCTTATTTGAGTTGTCCCATCTCCAATGTCATGGAACGTCATACCTATCTTTTGCCTTCGTAAGAAGGGTCCTGTGTGTCCAACCAGTCCCTCGTAGCAGAGGAAGACTGAGAGGGCTCTGGCCAACTTGATACTCCATGGAATGTTAGTGTTGACTCCCCCGAGCGCTTCGTTAGTAGATTCTCGTACTGTTGTTCTGGGCAGCAGCGCGTCCCCGAAGTATTGGGTATTCCCCAGTTGGTCACTTGGTGTTGGTAAGAATGTTGCCCCGCAATGCGGGTTTGCGTTTGGACACGGCCCGTAAGGGAGCGTTCCGTTCCCTGCGTACGAGTCCCATTTGTTTGTCCATCGCCTTTCTGTTGACCACTGTGCTTCTGCATATAGTCGTAGCGATGGTTGTATTGGAGCTATTCCAAATAATGCCCTGAAGTGGTTCACCACCTTGACGTTCCACAGGTCTATCTCGCTAGCGGTTGGTAAAACCGGGTTTGCGAATGGCGGAGCCGCTTCATACAGTTGCCTCAGCCCTCTCATCGTGTTCGATGTTGGGAATACCCAGTTGCATATCTGAGCCTTTGTCTTTCCAGTAACGTCGTAAGGGGTACCATCCCACGTAGCTGCTGCCCATTGCGCCGACGTAATCCATCCTATACCTGCTGGTGCGTGACTTGTAACAGACGGCACTCCAGCTATTGTGTCTGGACGTAAGTTTCGACGACCGCCAGCCGTCAAATATGGCGTAACCAGAGGATCACTACTATCCGACCCTCTTGGTGAGTTAGGCGTCGTGTATCCCCTTAAGTTACCCGGCGGGTTGTACCCGTCATACGTCTCGTTTTCAGTGTCTGGTGTCCCGCCGTCGTCTATTGGACCTTCAGGTAATGGCGGCCCTTGTTCCGTTCCAGTCCGCGTTTTAGACATCTCATCGCCAGCTGCGCTATCATCATCGCTGTCAATGTATTGATGCCATAAATATCCACTGTAGTACCGAGACATGTTGCGTTCTCGTTACTCTTCACGAAGGCTTATGACCGGAAGGCGTACTTATGCCAGGAGAACTGGCAGGTATTATGGTCGTCGTCGCCAAGGCTTTTTGTCGACCGGAAGGACTGGGAAGTCTCATTTCTCCTCTTGTTTAGCGGTGTACAACAATCCTTTCTCTACTGCAACGACCAACCCCAAAATACCCGATGGCAAGGTATACTCGTCTACCGGTATTCGTTTACAAGCTGTTCAGGAAGTTGTAAACGATTCTACTGAAAGTATGGACATTCTATTGTTTCCTGGCCTTAGTAACGGTTTGATCGTTGCTTCAACCTCGTCTGGTACACCTGCTGGTGACCCTTATTCCATCCCATATCGCGACCATGGACGAGTTGTTGATGGGGGTTTGACACAAGCCACAGCACCTATCCACAAATGGAGGCTTGTTTCTCAAGCTCTAAAGGTTACTCTTGTGAACAACTCCGACGAAAACGACGGTTGGTTTGAGGCCATCCGTATTCAAGGTTCTGATGACTCTGGGTTTGGCGCTTCACAGCGTACCGGAGAGTCGCCTGTTACTGGTTTTATTGGCGCTGGAGGATCGTCTACGATGCCGGCTAATACTTCTACGAATCTTGTCGAGCATCCGACGTATGTGACGGGCAAGCTTCGTGACATTCACCGCTATATGTTTCACCTTATGCCTCAAGGCAATGACCACGAGTTTAATATCATTCCGCGCGAGCCAGAGAATGAGACTGAATTCGTTAAGTCACAATTGGACAACGAGTCATTTGATATGGTCTTTATTCGTGTTCATGGAAGAACTGGGGCCGCGCCTACACGCCTTATGCTTCACGTTGTTTCGAATCAAGAAGTTGTTTACGACGAGGGTTCTTTTATGACTCGTTATCACTCGGAAGCCCGAGGAAACAACCTTGCGTTTCAGGCTAGTAAGAAGCGCAAGATGGAGCATCCTGCCAATACCACTGCTGCCCTCATTCCTATGGCTCGTTTGCAACAAGCACGTTGGGGATGAGTTTTCAAGATCAAACGTATCGTGCTCAAACCCTCACTAATGCGTACCAACGCAATTATGATTGGCTTTCTGGTGATGGTCCCGGTAGGGAACAGGAAGCCGTTACCTATGGTTCTAAGTTTGCTGATTATCAGTTAGAAAAAGGATTTAATTCAGCATATGCTAATAAGAAGGGATATGCTATTCGTAAGAACCCTATATCTCGTAAGAATGAGATGTATGTCCGCGGCACTACTCTGAAAGGGTACGGGCGCGAATGGCTCTCAAATGCTGTTGAAGCCCTTCCTCGCGGCGTCGCCGGCGTCCTCGGTTTATCTGGTCCTCAAGAGCTCTCTCTACGAGCAAGGCGAAAGCATGCATCCTATCTCGATTCCGTTGCAAAGCGGAACGGAGTGGATGCCGTTCTAGGACACAGTCGGGGCGCTGCAGTAGTGTCGGATATGACATATCCAAAGCGCAAAGTCGGTGTTGATGGTGCTATGCTTCTAGCAAGGAAAGGCCGTCGAGGTTTCACGAACTACCGTCAGGCCCAATACTTCGATGCTGTTATAGGTATCGGAGCCGGCAAGACGAAAAAAGTGAGAGGGCCGTGGAACCCACGGTCCCGTAGATTCCATAAAGCGTATCTTCATTAGTTCTTTAGTGTTCCCAAACGTGTGTTCTTGAGTGTTCCATACACGACTGCGAATTCTTTTGTGTTCGAGACACGCGATGTTTGTACTCAAGTCGAAATTGGAGGAGGAGATCCCCGCGTGAGCGGGGTCGACGACGACCACACAAGTCGTAACTCGAAGCATGTCGAAAGCCAAGAACTGGTGCTTTACGCTCAACAACTATGACGCTGAACGACTGGTTGTCTATGCTTCGCACTTTGCTCGTGGAGGGGTTAAATATCTTGTCTATGGCCGAGAGGTTGGTGACTCTGGCACTCCTCATCTGCAGGGGTTTATCAGTTTCTCTCATCGAAAGTCCATGCATCAGACCAAAGACTTCTTAACTGGCTCGCCTCATGTTGAGATTGCTCGTAACCTCCCTGCCGCCGTTGAGTATTGCAAGAAGGATGGTGAATACGAAGAGTACGGCGAGATGGTTTACAACGACGGGAAGCGATCGGAGCTTGACCGTTTCAAAGACTCTGTGAAGGAAGGTTGCTATGACATGAAGGTTCTTCGTGAGGTCCACAGCAACGTGTGCGCCCGCTATCCCAACTTTGTCCATGACTTCGTGAAGGATCATGAGCCCATGAAGGAGGTTCAGGAACATGAGTTGCGTGATTGGCAGACGCAAGCAAAGGCTATTCTTGACTCCGAGCCCGATGACCGTACGATCCATTTTGTTGTTGACTCTGTTGGGAATTCTGGAAAGACTTGGTTTGCTCACTGGTATTGCTCGAAACATGATGATGCTCAGGTAATTGTACCTGGGAAGAAAGCGGACATGGCTTTTTGCCTGGACCCGACGATGCGTGCTTATTTTGTGGACGCCCCGAGGTCGAAGCAGGGCGAGTACATCCAGTACGACTTCTTGGAGGAAGTAAAGAACGGCTTCGTCTTTTCCCCGAAGTACCAGTCTCGCGTGAAACGTATCCCCAAATGTCACCTATTTGTCTTCATGAATGAGGCGCCCGATATGACAAAACTCTCTGAGGACCGATATAACATAATTCAAGTTTAGCATGGATCGTCAACGCCGTCCTCGTCCCATTACTGTTCTTGCGCGGGATCTTCTTCTCCTCACGCAGTATGAGCTCGCCTCCCAATGCATCATCGAACTCCGAAGGATTGAAAACTCCCGTTACCGTCGCATTACTGGTGACACTCTTGATCTCGTTGATCGTGCTTATAACTCTATCAGGCCTAATCTTAGGGCAGGTCTCACGCTCCGACATGCACGCCGCGCCCGCGCTGCGTTCATCCGCCTCTGCATCAACTTGGGCGTCAACAGCCGCCACTTTGACACCCACACCCGACTTTAGTGAGTGGGATGTTAGACAAATTGATGACGTCGACCCCACGTATGGATATCCTTAACCCTACTCGAGGCCCAGGGTGGCTAAATACAGTATTACAGCCACCCTGGGCTAGTCCTCCCCACTCTCTAGCCCACTCTTAAAAAATTATACTTTAACCTCCACGTTAAATTAACTACCTGCGAATGCAGTATAAGTTCCTCCGAACTTGAACCTTATCTGAGTTGTCCCATCCCCTATATCGTGGAACGTCATGCCGATCTTCTGTCTTCGTAGGAAAGGCCCTGTGTGCCCCACTAGTCCTTCGTAGCAGAGGAAGACTGCGATGGCTCTGGCCAACTTGATACTCCATGGAATGTTAGTGTTGACCCCCCCGAGTGCTTCGTTAGTAGATTCACGTACTGTTGTTCTGGGCAGCAGCGCGTCTCCAAAGTACTGGGTGTTCCCCAACTGATCGGCTGGAACTGGTACGAAGGTTGCCCCGCAGTGCGGGTTTGTGTTTGGACACGGCCCGTAAGGGAGTGTTCCATTTCCTGCGTACGAGTTCCATTTGTTTGTCCATCGCCTTTCGGTTGACCACTGTGCTTCTGCATAGAGTCGTAGCGATGGCTGAATTGGAGGGATTCCAAATAATGCTCTGAAGTGGTTCACCACTTTGACGTTCCACAAGTCTATCTCGCTTGCTGTTGGCAAGACCGGATTTGCGAACGGCGGTGCCGCTTCGTACAATTGGCGTAGCCCCCTCATCGTGTTTGATGTGGGGAACACCCAGTTGCATATCTGCGCTTTGGTTTTACCTGTCACGTCGAATGGAGTTCCATCCCACGTCGCTGCCGCCCACTGTGCTGGTGTAATCCACCCAATTCCTGCTGGTGCATGACTTGTTACAGATGGTACCCCTGCTATTGTGTCAGCCCTTAAGTTCCTTCGTCCACCTGCCGTTAAATACGGTGTAACCAAAGGATCATTTGTGTCCGACCCACGCGGTGCATTAGGTGTTGTGTAACCTCTCAAATTACCAGGCGGGTTGTAACCGTTATACGTCTCGTTGTCTGTGTCAGGTGTCCCGCCGTCGTCTATTGGTCCTTCTGGCATTGGCGGCCCTAGCTCGGTTCCAGTCCGCGTTTTGGACATTTCGTCGCCACGCTCGCTGTCATCGTCGCTATCAATGTATTGGTGCCATAAAAAGCCTCGGTAGTACATCGACATGCCTCGATACACTTCTCGTCGATTGATGTCTGGTAGGCGTACTTATGCACGTCGCACTGGTCGATATTATGGTCGTCGCCGCGGTTTCCTTCCTACAGGTCGTATAGGGAAGAGTCATATCTCTGCGTGTGCCGCGGTTTATCACAACCCATTTTCTACGGCCACTACGAACCCTAAGATTCCGGATGGCAAGGTGTATGCTTCTACCGGCATCCGCCTTCAGAGCGTTGCTGAATTTGCCAACGACTCTACGGAAAACATGGACATTCTTTTGTTTCCGGGACTTAATAATGGATGTGCCGTTACTTCGGTAGGCGTTGGTGGTACCAATACCCAGAGTTTGCCCTACCGGGACCATGGCATGTTTAACACCGGTGCCTTGCCTCAAGGGCAGCTTGGAGCATCCATCCACAAGTGGAGGATTGTTTCACAAGCCCTGAAGATTACGCTTGTTAACAACTCCGACGAAAATGACGGTTGGTTTGAAGCAATCCGTGTACAAGGCTCTGCCGACTCTGGGTTTGGCCCTCAAACTCAAAGCGATGGGATCCCACCTGGAGTCTATGTCTCCGGATCAGTTAACGGAGTTCTCCCAGCTGTTGCAGCCAACAATATGGTGGAACACCCTACGTATGTCACTGGGAAACTTCGAGACATTCATCGGTACATGTTTCACCTTATGCCTCAGGGCAATGACCATGAATTCAATATAATGCCTCGTACCGTCGAGACGGACGAAGAGTTTGTCCAATCTTGTTTGGACAACGAGAGCTATGACTCTGTGTTTATCCGCGTTCATGGACGGGCTGGGGCTTCGCCCACCCGTCTTATGCTTCATGTCATCTCCAATCAGGAGGTCGTTTACGACGAAGGTTCCTTCATGACGCGTTATCACTCGGAAGCCCGAGGAAACATGGCCTCCATGGCTCGTATTAAAGCCAGTCGGCAGAACAACCCTGCCAATACGACTGCTGCTCTCATTCCTATGGCTCGCTTGCAACAAGCACGTTGGGGATGAGTTTCTACAATCAAACTAAACGGGCTCAAACCCTCACTAATGCGTATCAACGCAATTATGATTGGTTGTCTGGTTCCGGCCCTGTCCGTGACCAGGAAGCCATTACTTATGGTTCTAAGTTCGCTGACTATGAGTTAGAGAAAGGATTTGAATCTGCATATGCTAATAAAGATGGTTACGCTATTCGTAAGAATCCAATATCTCGTAAGAACGAGATGTATGTCCGTGGAACTAATCTGAAAGGGTACGGGCGCGAATGGCTCTCAAATGCCCTTGAAGTCCTTCCTCGCGGCGTCGCCGGCGTCCTCGGTTTATCTGCGCCTCAAGAGCTCTCTCTACGAGCAAGGCGAAAGCATGCATCCTATCTCGATTCCGTTGCAAGGCGGAACGATGTTGATGCGGTTCTAGGACATTCTCGGGGCGCTGCAGTAGTGTCGGATATGACATTTCGGAAGCGCAAGGTTGGTGTTGATGGCGCGATGGTTCTTGCTAAGCGCGGCCGGCGTGGGTTTACTAACTACCGGCAGACCCAACCGTTTGATGCTTTTATTGGTATCGGTGCTGGGAAAACCAAAAAAGTGAGAGGGCCGTGGAATCCACGTTCCCGTAGATTCCATAAAGCGTATCTTTATTAGTTCTTTCGTGTTCCGAAACGTGTGTTCTTTCGTGTTCTATACACGACTGCGAATTCTTTTGTGTTCGAGACACGCGATGTTTGTACTCAAGTCGAAATTGGAGGAGGAGATCCCCGCGTGAGCGGGGTCGACGACGACCACACAAGTCGTAACTCCAAGCATGTCGAAAGCCAAGAACTGGTGCTTTACCTTGAATAACTATGACGCTGAACGACTGGTTGTCTATGCTTCGCACTTTGCTCGTGGAGGGGTTAAATATCTTGTCTATGGCCGAGAGGTTGGTGACACTGGTACTCCTCATTTGCAGGGGTTTATCAGTTTCTCTCATCGAAAGTCCCTGCACCAGACCAAAGAGTTCTTAACCGGCAACCCTCATGTTGAGATTGCTCGTATCCTTCCGGCTGCAATTGAGTATTGCAAGAAGGATGGGGAATACGAGGAGTACGGGGAGATGGTGTTTAACGACGGGAAGCGATCGGAGCTTGACCGTTTCAAAGACTCTGTGAAGGAAGGTTGCTATGATATGAAGGTGCTTCGTGAGATTCACAGCAACGTGTGCGCTCGCTATCCCAACTTTGTCCATGACTTCGTGAAGGATCATGAGCCCATGAAGGAGGTTCAGGAACATGAGTTGCGTGATTGGCAGACGCAAGCAAAGGCTATTCTTGACTCCGAGCCCGATG